GCCATCAACCCAAGCGACAGGCTGCCAATTCCACATCGGGTCAATCTCAATCAATATGCGAGTGATCTCTGCGTGACTCACATAAGCAAGATTGATTCCGTTGCGTGGTATCGTGCCGACAATTTTTGGGTCGGGTGTTGCGTATTGCTCTAACACTGCTTTAAGCAGTAGTGCTTCTGTTTCATTACTCATTTCTTTGCCTTCTCTCTGTGTGTTCTCATCACACGATATGGGTTTCCTTGTTTTTCATATTGCTTAACTAACTCTGGGTGATCGGCACGAAGTCTCGCCGTGTCCAACGATTTCTTGCCTGCCTGCTGAGTCCACGAAATAATCTTCTGCCCATTAAATATACCGATCTCGTGGTTCAACATCATCTGAGCAAGAGCATCTTTGATTCGTGCCTCAGTATCGCTTGCTTCTTTTGAAGTCGCCCGTGCCTTCTCAAGATCAATAACTAACTGTGCTGCTGTTACATCCAACTCAATTATTGTTGGTGTCGCTTTCCAGATACGAGCGATGTCATCTGCGCTAAAGTTGTTGATCTCGTCAAGTGGTGGCGTGTTGTTATCAACCCAATCACCAAACACATCTGCTTCTAAACGCAGAGCGTCAATCGCCACTTCGTTCTTAGGCAACTCAACAACGCTAATCTTCAAGTCACGGTCAAGCACCGAGAACCAGACAGGGCATTCAAGAACCGCTTGTTGCGCCCAGCCCTGCCAAAGCCATTCAATCGGCAAATCGTTTTGATCATAAATTGAATAGCGTGTAGTCGTCTTTGCTTCAATAACCAACTCAGGCTGAATTGAGTTATCTACACCATCAAGAGACACCGATAATCTGCCGTCACGATAAATAGATTCAGGCGTAAAAAATGTGTATCCCAATTCTTCTGATGCTGCTTCAAGCAACGGTTTCTCAAGCAGATTGCCACGCCTAAAGATCGCTGACTCTGCTTGCTCTTGAGGCTCGTTTAATTTGTCTGCGAACAACTCTGCCCTCGTCTTGTAAGGCGAAGCGTTCATCAGCGCAGGTATATCGGAAGCCCCGAAAACACACTTCCCTAGATCATCTCGCCATCTAGTTAATAGCCATTCTTTGCTTCCGTGTTTCGGTTTCGGTATTCGTTCCATCTCAGTCCTTCTTTCTATGTTTGTTTATGTTGATCTCATTATTACTTATAGGTGTTACAGGGTTGTTTGCCGATGTTTAACCCCAAACCATTTCTTCTAATGCCCAGATTTCTTCAATATCTGAGAACTTGATTTCAGTTTCAGACAAGTTACCTTTGACAACATTCCAGCATTCAATCACGAGGCTGTCCTCGTTTATGCCTACTATCTGCCCGTCATAATCTGTATGCCCGTTCACCACTTTGATTAAGTAGTAATCCCCGAATTCAATTACCTTTTTTATTGCATCAATTTCTTGGCTTTCTGATTTCATTTTGTCTCTTTCATTGTTCGTTTTGTTATTGAATTGCTTTCTTTGTTTTCATTCCGATTAAGCCGTTCAGGTCACTCCAGATATCTTTCCAAGCATCAATCTTGTAGTCGTATCCATGCGCCGATCTGCCTGTTGTTTCATCTTCGTAGATCAATGTGCGATCCAACAAAAAAATCGCATATTCCCAACCTTGCCAATCTGAACATTTGTAGATGTCAATTTTTACATTTAACTTCGCTGCTAACGCTTCGCATTTCTTCTTCATAAGTCCTCCTCTTAAACTTTTGTTATTGGTTCTCTATTTGTTTTCTGACATTTGCTGCTGCTCGTTCAAACGCTAATCCGAGATTACCGAAGTCAGATCGGAAGTCTGGGTCTGCGTAGAAGTCGGCATCGCTTAAGAACTCTTTGATTGCTGCTCCGTTCATTTCAACTGTCGTAATTGTCTTTGTGTATTTGATAATTGTGTATCTGCAATTTGAGTCTTCAGAACTAATCATCTGTTGAATGTCTGTATTCGTTTCATCTCTGTAATACAATCTGCTTGCGTGATCGTCTAAAGCCCTCGTTGATATCTTTAGTCTCATAAGCCCTCCTCTTGACTTATCGGGCGTTTGCCCGATACCTACATTCTAGCCGAACGGCTACCGATCTCCTAATCATCTAAAACCCTAGCCTTATAAGGGTTTCAAGGCTTCTCGTCTATCGCCGCATTCGGTAAAAGCCAATCAATCTTGTCTTCTGCCTGCGCTTGAATAATCCAATCAACCGAGTAGCCCCAAGTGCTGACCTTCGCAAACGATATCTCGCAACCCCAACGCCTCTGCCAGACATCTCTAAGGCAGTGATAGAACTCTCGTGAGTGAACATCTCTCGCACCGTTCCTGATTATCGGAGGAACTGCACAGTGACAAAGTTCGTGCGCTAATACTTCCCATACACGCTGACTACGAGACACGCTTTGAGACCGATCAACATTTACCTGAATATGATTCGCCCAAGTCGCAGCGTGACCATACTGCCTACCACGATTCTGACCTTTCGCAATCGTAATAGATGGTAGTCGCTTACCTTTATGATACGGCTGCATCAAAGTCCAAATGCGTTCCGCCTCTTTCCGAATCATCTTCGCCCGTATCTGATCAATACGCTGCTGTTGTTTCTTCGGCTTTAACTTCTTTGCGATACGAACACGCTTCGCTTTTCGCTTCTGCCGAACTACAGCCGTACGCTTCTCTCTCTGCTTCTCTAACGAAGGTGCTAACCGATCTACTAGCCTGCCAGACTTCGCTGAGCAAGGCAGACAGTATCGCCGCACATCATTCCTTCGTGGCTTCATCGGTGCCAATAGCCCGTCATTACAAATCGGGCATTTCCATCTCGCTTGTTTAGTCATAGTCCTCCTCTTGAACTTTGATTGTTGTCTAGTTTATTTCTTCTCTGGTTGAACCATCTTCACTTGACGATGCTTATTCGCACAAGTTGGTTTACCACTTAACTTGATATGTGTGATTATTTGATTTGCGCAAGTTGTGCAAATCCATTTCTGATTTACTCGCATTAGTCCTCCTCTTGAACTAATCAGATTATTGATCTGATATAACCATTATAGCAGATACAAAAACTTGTAAAATCCAAAAACATCAAAAACAACAAAACTGCCTAAGCCAGATAAGGCTCAAAAAAAATTAAAAAAAATATTGACGCATTTTTTTGCTTACAAAACTTTTCTAAAAAAACGAGGAGTTGCCCCAACATTTCTGCTGAGGCAACTCAACTCGTATGCGCAGGCGGAGAAGGAGAACGCCTCGCACAACTTTTCAGATTACTTGATTACGCCCACTAATTGCATCGGCACACAAAACCTTCATAGACCTGACCATTTCTACAGGTACAGCCAAAATATGGTCGCACTCATCACCCGTCAAACTTTGCGCTAACACAATATGTTTTGGTTTCGCATTAGGTAACAAGAAACCGACACTCTCAACCACAGCAGGCTCAACATCAATATCAGCAACATCAATCCAAGTATCGGCAACCGAATGGGCATCGTGCCAAACAACAAGCACAACAGTTCCCATACCTCACCAGCCTTCCTTCTTGCGATCTAAACAAAACACAGGTGCTTGAATCGTTATGTTTCTTTCAGGTGTAACAATCGCTAACGCTTGCTGCGGTTGTTCGTGACCGAAACCCATCAACATCGCATACTCATCAAAACCTTTCAGGCTGCCGTTCACGATCATTGACGGCGTAGAAATGTATTGATGCCAATGACCAAGCCACAAAGTTTGAAACGATTTACCCGTAGCCAAATATCGTGCCTGCTTCCTTGCTCGCATACGCATAATCGGAGGATAGATACCACCGATACCGCCACCGCCAGAAACTTGATCGCCGTGAGTAATCAAATGCCCGTGATCGTAAATTTTGATGAGCGCATCAGCAGACTCAGGAATATCAAACGACACTCTTTTATCTGTTCTGAAATGTCGTTCAACCATTTTCGCTAACAAATAATCAAAATTGGTTTTCACCCGTTGCTTCATACGAGGCTTGCGAGTCATTCGCCCGTGATTGCCAACCACGCTAACGACATAACATTTTTTGAACTCGTCAGTCAATAGTTGTATCGCAGCAGCAACCTGTTCAGACCAGAACAGCAACGAACCAATCATCGTGTCCTCATTAGTCAAAGCAAGTTCCTCGTGAATGTCGCCTGTAAAAATGTCGCCACCAAGAATCACTACAACACCGTCATAAGAAACACCCGACAAATAATGCCTAGAAAGTTTCACCACATTCTGCGCCCACTTTTCTAACCGCATAACAGCGATCTCACGGTTATAACAATTCAAACCTTCCATCTCTTGCAGATTCACTACTTCGTCAAAGTGTGTATCGCTCAACATAACAACTAATGTTGCTGCCGAGCGTTTAGGTTTCGCTGGCGCAAGCCAAGACGGAGGCGAAATACTCACACCTTCAGCGTGTTCAACAATCGCCAAACATTTTTCAACCTGTTCAAGTTGTTCGGTCAGCCGTGCGTTCTGATTAGCGAAACTGTCTCGCTGTCTGCGTAAACGAATCAGATCAGTCTCGGCAGCAGTCTCGCTACCGATCTCATCTTTAAGGCTCATACAAGCCCCGATACCGTTGCACAACTGTTCTAGTTATATTGAAACCTTTGTTGCGTAACACCCGTGCAATAACCGAAGGCGAAATACTGTGATCGTTTATTGCGTCAAGTAGGTCGGCTGCGTCTTGTTTGTTTAACTTTTCTAGGATTAAATCAATTTTGCGTGGGGGTCTGCCCGAACGAGTTGGTGTGTTTTTAATTTCGTCTAGTAGTTTTCCCATTAAAAATTCCTTCTGCGTGTTCCGTTAAATGCTTATCTAACTTGTCATCTACCCTGTTCACTGTTTTGAATATCATTCGTAATTGTTGTTGAACTATGGCGTGATCTTGACGGTTTTCTATTGCTGCTTCTCTTGCTTCTTTCTTAAACAACTGCATTAATCCGACAATAATTACGCCAATCGTGCTAATCAACGCAACAACAATGGTAGCGAAAGCGTCAGACATTATGCGACAGGCTTTACTGCGTTAGCGAATGCTTCACGCATCGCTTCAGGGTTATCTGCCATCGCTGGCGAAATCTCAAAGTGAACCCAATCACCCATCGGTGCGCCGTGAATCTCAGGCTTCGTATAGATAGACCAACTAGCACGATCACATCGCCAACCTCTGCCGTGAGGCATCGGGAAATAATCAAGGATTGCTTCAAGACCGAAAGCGTCAGCGTTCTTCACAACAAAATCCATCGCTTCCATCGCTTGTTTTCTTCCATCTTCAGGAATGCCACGCTTCTCTTTCGCCATAAAACGGTAAGACAAATCAACTGCTCGCCCTGTTGCGTGAACCGATAACACACCTTGTTTGCCTCGCATAGAACGATTCACATAACTGCCGTTATTCCAAAGCGCAGGATACAAAGCACACAACTGTTTGATAAAAACTGTTAAACCTTTACGCTCGCCTGCAGCGAGTCCGTCTTTGTTGCCCGTGTATGGGCGTTTCATTTTGCTACTCGCTTCTTGGCTACAGGTTTGCCGTTGCCACCAAACGCATCAGATATTTCTTGTGCGGTTAGGTTGCCATCAACAGATGCTTTGGCAAGTCGTTCCGCAACTTGTGCGACAGCCGTAAAACCTGCAAGTGCTGCTGCTTTCCATACGGGAATACCGCCAACGATTGCCGAACCTGTAACTATCGCTAATGCGTTCGCCATAAAAAGTGATAGCAGTCTTTGTGCGATGTCTTGTGCCTTTTTCATAGATCATTCCTTTGAACCGAGTGTTAGAACCGAGTGTATAACAATGCCAACACCCGTGAGCATTAACGCCTGACGGAAAGTTGTGCCAGAAAGCGTAATCAAAACAAGCCCCGTGCCAACCCAAGTCCAAGTATTGTCCACAAAATAATCTTTGATCTTTTTCATTGTCTAATCCTTGTAGTCGGCATTGGAAGCATAGTCAAAAGACCACCAATAGCGACCAGAGTTCTGCGCTGAGAAACAGGGATATTAGAACCATTTGGCACATACTGTTCAAACTGTGAACCGAAAATATCTATAACTTTCTCAAAAGTTTTCTTAATTTTGCTTGGTGCTTTACTCAACACTTCGCTCATCTGTGCAGCCTGCGCCTCAGTTAATTCTTCTGGCACAATCGTTTCAAAGATCGCCTCCGCCTGTTCTTCTGTTATCGCTTCAAGCACTACAGGCGACACTACAAGTTCAACCGCTTGCGCCTGCGTAATGTTCGTAGCCAAAATCGCCTCAACTATCGCCACCACCTTTTCAGGTTCGGCTTCAGCGATCTGATCAAGTATCTGTTCAAACACTTCTTGGCTGATTTCGCCTGTTTTAGTGGTTTCTATAGAAATAACAGGCTCTAGGATCGCATTAGACGCTTCAGAATCGTCAGTTTGAGGTAAGGGTAGGGTCGTTTCTGTTTCGTTTGGTAGCGAAGCAACTGAAGCGACTGATGGCAAAGTATCCGTAACAGGCTCAGGCAAGGTAGTCTGAACCGATGTTTCTTCTTCTATCGGTTCTTGTGTGGTATTTGGCAGGCTGGTCGTGGAGTCTGTGGTTTCTGATGTGGTTTCTGTTGTCGTGGTCTCGTCTTGTTGCTCAGGTAGAGGCTCGGAAGCAGGTGCGGAAGTATTGGGAACAGCAACGGGTTGATCGGTTGTAGAGGTTGTTTGTGTTGGCGGTGAAGGTGGCTGAGTTGTTGTCGTGGTGGTGGCAGGGCTTGTGCTGGTTGTTGTCGTTTGGTTGGTTGTTGTTGTCTGAATTGGCTCGCTGGTTGTGGTCGTTGATGTGGGAAGGGTT